GGGAATGTTGAAATGCACAGAGGGTACAACAACGACACAATACACACCAACACTTAACGAAAAAATATACGGAGAATGAAAACCTTTTTAGACGAGATAGGTATAAATGTGATGCAATCCATAGCAGGGCTATTCGGCTCTTTGCTATTGGTTGGTAAGGGTGCAACTAAAAATATCAAGCAGACTTTCTTTGCGATAATCACAGGAGTAGCAAGTGCTAACTATTTAACACCAGTCGTTTGTGACTTGGTTAAGATTAATGACACGAACTACTCAAATGGTGTTGCCTTTATACTTGGTTTTTTAGGGTTGAAAGGTGTTGAGGCGTTCAGCAAGAAATTCTTTAAGGATAAAATCGATGCAGATAATAAATGAAATAGCCAACATCCTAATCTTTGTCAATGCGACTTTGTTTTACATTTTCGTGTTTGGCAGAGAGGTTAAAGCGATTGCTCGTTTGAATTTAGTTGAGCAGTGGTTGTTAAGGATTGGTTTGAGTATCCCTTCTTTAGGGTCGTTGTACAATGTTTTGGTGGCACAATATCCACCGATTCCAGAGATAATAATAAACGTAGGATATGCGAGTCTATTCACTTGGGCATCTATATTCCACTATAACACATTTGTAAGAAATGGAAAGTAACTTCGTTAGGATAAATTTAGCAGAAAGCAAACTGCCAACGTTCAAAGAGAACAAGAGCAAAGGGATTATCACTTTCGGTGATGACAACCTTTACCCTATGGGCTTAATCGAGTTGTTTAACAAAAGCCCAAAGCACTCTGCTATTATCACTCAAAAGGCAGCGTATTTAGCAGGGGATAAGACTGAGATATTAGGTCAAAACACAGAAGACATTGCAAAGGCACAAGACTACTTAAGTAGCATCAATGCTTATGAGGACTTTGATTCTTTGAAATCTAAGATAGCCAATGACCTTGAGTTATTCGATGGGTTTGCTTTAGAGATAATCTGGAACAAAGCAAAGACAAGCATCGCTGAAATTTACCACTTACCTTTCCAAAATGTAAGGGTGGCTATTGATGGCGGTTATGCTTATTCTGAGGATTGGGGAAACAGACGTTGTGAGGTTCAATACTATCCACAATGGAACCCAACGACTCGTGAAAACAAACAAGTATACTGCTTTAAAATGTATCGTGCAGGTCAAGAGGAATATCCATTACCGGTTTACGTTGCAGCGTTGAAGTATGTTGAGATCGATACAGAAATTGCTAACTTCCATTTGAATAGTATCAAAAGTGGTTTCTCTGCTCAAACCTTAGTGCAGTTATTCAAGGGTATACCAAGCCCAGAGGAGGCTCGTAAGACCGTTAAACGTTTCAAGGATAACTTTACAGGTTCTGACAATGCAGGAAGCGTTATAATCCAATTTAACGACCCTAACGAAACACCATCGACAATAGATAACCTTGCACCTTCTGACTTCGACAAACTCTTTATGCAATTAAATCAGCAAGTACAAGAGGAGATATTCAGTGGGCATAGGGTTACATCACCGATGTTATTCGGTATTAAAACAGAAGGGCAGTTAGGAGGTCGTAATGAAATGATAGAGGCATACGAGTCATTTCAAGTGAGTTATGTAGAGCCAAGACAAGCACAGATGGATAGAGCATTGTCATCTATCTTTAAATACATTGCACCGGTTAAACTTATAACCAAGAACAGACCACCTATCGGTTTAGATTATGTAAATCTATTTGAGAAGGGGTTAATTGATAGAGAAGAGGCAAGACTTGAATTAGGAATGTCTAACAAGCAAGAGATGTCAAGCCAAAACCCATTCGGTTGGGATGATGATAGGGATATTGAGGTATTTGAGCAATTCGGTGAGAGCAAGGATAACTTTGAAGAGGTTACCTTTGACTTTGCATCTACATTGGGAGTTATGATACTACAATGGTTAAATGGAAATGCAGGGTTTGGGATTGCTGACTTAATTAACAACATCAAGGCAGAACCAACGGCTATCCAAGAGGAAGTTGCTAAACTAATCGATGAGGGCTTGTTAAACGATGACCTTACTACCACAGAGCAAGGAACAAACGAGTTAAAGAGAAGTGGTATACAAACAGAGATAGTATCAATGTATGCCTATGAGAAAGCACCTGGAATATCGGGTTCTAAAATCATACCAACATCAAGAGATTTTTGCAGACGGGTAGTTGGGTTTAATAGACTATACACAAGAGAAGATATTGAAGAGATGGGTAGAATACTTCACAATGACCCTAACTATGTATGGAGAAGGCGTGGTGGTTGGATGACTATCAAAGGCACTAATACTCACGTTCCATATTGCAGACACTATTGGCAGGCAAAACTTGTAAGAAGAAAAATCAACAATGGCTAATTTTATTTATTTCATATCGACCACATACCTAAAGGATAACACACCTTTAAACGAGAACCTTGACGACAAGTTGCTTAAATCAGCAATCAAAGAGGCACAAGAAATATACATCCGTGACATCGTTGGAAGTGGTGTGTACGATGAGGTGTTGACACAAGCATACAACGGCACTCTAACGGCTTTAAATACTACATTGATAGATTCTTATATAGCACCTTGTTTAAAGTACTATACGTTGGTTGAGAGTATGCTACCTTTGACCTTTAAGTTTATGAACAAGAGTGTAGCATCAAGGAATAGCGATAATGCAACACCTATCACCACAGAGGAGTTGACAATGATTGAGAAGAGATACAGAGATAAAGCAGAGTATTATGCTGAACGTTTAAGAGATTATTTAAAGGAAAACCCAACAGACTATCCCTTATATTTGAATCCTGGTAGTGGTTTCGATGTTATCAGACCACAGAATACTGCTTTCTTTGGAGGAATGTATTTGCCAGGAGGAGATGACGATTGTTTCTATAACTATGACTACCCAGAAGAATAAGTGGCGTTTAAAGAACGAGCAAAAACTAAAAAACTATGACGCTAAACCAGATAATCGACAAGATAAAAACCCAAGCGGAAAGCCACAAGATGGTAGGCAAGTTCGCAGTAGGCGCTGACTTTGATTTCGCAGTAGACGAGGTTAAGTATTACCCTATTGTTTGGCTTGTGCCGAATGGCTTTACATTTAACACAGAACAAAGATTGGTTTCGTACCAATTCGCAATGATGGTAATGGATAGAACCTTTGAATCAAGTTCAAATACTATTGAGGTGTTGAGTGATAGTGCAGGGATAATCATTGATATAGTAACCTTATTAAAAAGAAATGTTGAAGATGCAGACTTTGAAATCACAGTTAGCGGAACGGCTGAACCTTTCTACGATTCTAAAACTGATGTTGTGGGTGGTCACGCTTTGGATTTTGTTATCAATACACCATACCTCGAATCGTATTGCGATATCCCGACCTGATACTTCTCGAGTTATAATTATCCGTGAGATATATGAAGTTGACAAAGAGATTGATTCCATTCGCAACGTTTACTCTGATAGTATTAGCAGCATTAACACCACAGAATCTTTACTCTCAATACTCAGACTCCACGATAAAGGAAATAAATGAGAGGTTGATTGAATTACACGAGTGCAGACAGAAGCAAAAGTTGTATATCCAATTAGCCAAAAGTGACTCAATTACTATACACAGACAAGAGGAGTTAATAAATACTCTTATATTTGCTAACAACGAACAACAAGTCAAGGTCAAAAGATACCGCAATTATTCATTAATGACATCGGCTATTTTAATCTTGGCATTAATACTATGAAAACAAATGTACACCTTATCGACAACCAGTGGGAACCCAAAAAAGTATTACTACTATCCGACATACATTGGGATAACCCTAAGTGCCAACGTGACCTGCTTAAACGTCATCTTGACGAAGCAAAAGAAATAGGTGCAGACGTACTACTTAACGGAGATACTTTCTGTTTAATGCAGGGTGCATATGACCCTCGTAAGAACAAGAACGACATTCGTCCCGAACATAACAAGGCTAACTACTTAGATGCCGTTGTAAACGATGCAGTACAATGGTTTAGTCCTTATGCTCATTTGATTAAGGTTGTGGGCTATGGCAACCACGAAACGAACATATTGAAAAGACAAGAGACGGATGTTATTGAACGCTTTGTATATGGTCTTAATTCTTTAAATGATACACAAGTTGAAGTTGGTGGTTATGGAGGGTGGATAGTTTATAGGTTTCAACGTAACACTGGTGAGGGCAGAACACGTTTTGCTATAAAGTATTTTCACGGCTCAGGTGGAGGTGGACCAGTAACAAAGGGAACGATTCAGTTCAATAGAATGTCTACAATGGTAGAGGGTGCTGATATGATATGGATGGGTCACGTTCACGAAGACCACGAGTTAACCTACACGGTGGAGAGGTTGAGTCAAAATAAAGTATGGCTCAAGGATATTCTGATGGTTAGAACGGCAACCTACAAAGAGGAATACAATGAAGGTAAAGGAGGGTGGCACGTTGAACGAGGGGCAAGTCCTAAACCTTTAGGCGGTCGTTGGTTAGAGTTACACCCAGAGAGAAAAGTAAAAGATAAAAGTGAGGAAATGAAAGTTAACGCTTTCACATATAAAACAAGATGAAGATACCTGTAAGTTTTGTATTTAGAGAAGAGCAGACCGACCCTATCTACCGACAGATAGGGATTGAGATGGATGCTGATACAGTTGAGATAATCGTTGATGGTTACCTTGACTTAGATAAGGTAATTGGTTGTTCAGAATTTTATGAGATGACTCACGTTTATTGTGAAGGTCACGGATTTTTAATAGATTTGCCATTAGAAGAGTTTAGAAATTTATGGATGTAATCAATTCACCGGCACACTATCAAGGGGAGATAGAGTGCATCGAATGTATTAAAGCACAAATGAGTTATGAAGAATTTAAAGGTTATCTTAG